ATAAAATTGGGCAAGAACTTAATGCGTCTGCGGTAGAAATATCAGGGCATCAGCACCCGGCCGTCGATCACGAGCCGATACAGGGCAGGATTTTTACTTTAGAAGAATTTGAGAAACTTCAAAACGGCGAGGAAGCGAGGGACGTTGACATTGAAAAATACGAGGCGGGGGAAGCCGATTATTTAGGCGAGACTTTCCAGACCGACCGACCGATTGGTATGTGGAATTGCAGGCACGTTTGGTTCAGTTTTATTTTAGGCGTATCAATACCCTCTTTCTCTAAAGACGAACTGGAAGCAATGCAAGACAGAAATGAAGAGGGCATAGACTTTGACGGCAATCACTACACCCTATACGAAGCCGAACAACAGCAGAGACAGCTTGAAACCGCCATGAGGCATGAACGGGAAAACTTAAACTTATTAAAAGAGGTACGGGAAACCGATCCGCGACTGGAACATGATTATCAAAAAAGCAAGGCAAGATTAGACGAGCTAAGGAATGAGTATAAAGAACTGGGGGCGGCGTTAGAACCTAAAGCGATAAGAATGAAGTGGGAAAGGGCGAGCGTACCTAGATTAGTCACGGGCGGCGATAGCGGCGGATTAAGGGACAAGGGGGAATTAGTACAGAGAAAATACTCCGACACATATTATAATTCAATTAGAAACAGAGAAAGTAAAAGCGATATATCGGCTATTGCAAAAGGTTCAGGATTTACTTATGATCAAGTATCAGCTATAAGAGAGCATATTTTTATTAAAGAGCATAATCTGGGAGAAGGAGAAAAAGGTCGTTTTACATCCGATTATCAAATAGCGCAGGCGTGGCAACGGCTGGAACAAGGAAAAGGAACGGAATTAGATATATTGTTGTTAAACCATGAATTGGAAGAGTTGATACTTATGCAACAATATGGTTATGATTATCCTACAGCCCATAGTATGGCTCATGCAAAATATCCGTGGAGTGAAAGGCTAAAAGAGGAGAAAAAGTAATGTGGTGGTATTTTATAAAACTAAATGAAACTAATACCTCTATAATCTATGCTTTTGGCTATGAAAGCAAAGAAACCGCAGGTCGTTTTGAATATAGCAAAAAAGACAAGAAAACCACAATTATTGAAGGCGGTAAAAAATCAGACTATCGCCATTTTGACTATACTATTTCGCAGCTTATTGAAGATTATGGCGCACCAGACAAAAAAATGATTGCTTACGGTTAATTTTCTGGCTATTTTCCCTTTTTCGGTCTTCCTCTATCTGGTACGTTACGAATGAGATTTACTACCTTTTTATTATAGATATTGGTTTTGCCCGCTTTTGTTTCTGGTTCTATTCCTGCCGTTCTAAGGCGTGTTTTTACCGCCATATAATGTATGCCCAAAATATCGGCAATTTCACGGATAGTTAGACCTTCCATAATCATATATCGGCTATTTTATCGAAAAACTTAAAAAAAACAATACTATATCGTACTATTTACTTGATAAAGTATAAATAGTACGATATTATACTATTTATGAAGTATACAAGGCATGAAACGGCTACTAAATTAAATACCTGTACCAAAACAGTTGACAATCAAGCCAGAAAACTATCATTAGGGGAAAAAGTCAAAAACAGGGTTTATTTTACGGAAAGCGAGATAGAACAAATACGGAAAAGTATAAAATACAAGATACCGCCTAAAGTCATATCAATAGACGGCAATACCGCTGTCATAGAAATTGACGGTTATTCAATATTGGTAGACAGCGAATACTTGCCTGAAATACTGAAACACGCATGGCAAAATAATGGGAATAATTATTTTAGTTATTGCAAGCGTATAGGAAAAAAGACCGTATCTATTTATTTACATCGTCTTATTACTAACGTACCGCAAAATATGGAAGTAGACCACATAAACCATGACAAACTAGACAACCGAAGAGCTAATTTAAGGATATGCACAAGATCGCAAAATTTGTGCAATAGAGTTTTATCAAAGAGAAACACAAGCGGTTATAAGGGTGTTTCATGGAATAAAGATGAAGAAAAATGGCAAGCAAATATAACAAAAAATTATAAAAGCCGTACTATCGGTCTTTATAACACGCTAGAGGAAGCCTACGCCGCCTACTGTAAGGCGGCAAAAGAACTTCACGGCGAATTTGCGAGGTTAGCGTAGGAGGTAAAATGAAACATAAATGGCAAAAGCTGGGAAACGGAGAAATTAACGATTTTGCAATGTCCGAAGGCTTTCACAACGGCCCTGTTTGTGTTGAGTGCGGTTTTCATTTTTGCGAACATTGCCAACCTGAAGAGCGTGAGAGCGAGTGTCCGGGGAGAGCTGGTTTTCAAGTATACAGAGATAATAAGACGTATAACTGGAACGGAAAACTTTTGGGAATTCGCTGGAAAGACAAATGCCTGTTTGTCGGTATCTGGTTTATAACTATCTGTTTTGATTTTAGCGGATTGTTTCCATATTGCGAAGAGGTAAAGGATGAATAATTTAGCCGCTAAAGAATTGCATGGTGAATTTGCGAGGCTGGCATGAGTATATCCGTTAAAGAGATGTTTCCAATACGCCCAAGAGAAGCAAGGGAAATGAGAAAGCTAACTCAGCAGGAACTTGCAAAAAAATCAGGCTGTCCATCAATAGCGCAATTTGAAACAGGCGCAAGACTGCCAAGCGCGGAGAACATCTTAAAACTTGCCTTAGCGTTGAATGTTACCACGGATAACCTTTTGGGTATGCCTAACTATAGCGGTTACGGTCATGGGCTTACAAATGAGCAGGTAGAAACGATAAATTGCCTTGTAAAGTTTTGGAAGGAGGAAAAATGAAGTTTTACTGTAAAAACTGCAAAAGCGTATTTGAGCCAAACGGATGGCATGAATATGATACCAAGTCGGAAGAATGTCCGTTATGCATAGCCGGAAAGCTGGTTGTTCCTATCCCCGATTATGAAACCCCGGCACAGTATGAGAAGCGTACAAGAAAGCCGTTTCCTGATAATGGGCTGGTGTGGGTAAAACTTTCTTATGAAACTGAATGGGTAGGGAATACTTTATACGGGGTTCAAGAAACAAGTAAGAAAAATTGGCCAGACCCAGTTGAGCATATCGTCATCGCCGATCCGCCAGTACCGCCGCCTGATGGCTGGAAACCTGATGAAACAATTTAGCTATCCGCTGTATGGCGGGTAAAAACACAGGGGAAAGGGAGGGGAATTGAAAAACTATTATCCGAACCAGATATATCTATTCCCGGAATTTAAGCCGGATCAGCCCGTACAAGACACCACCGTATTATTCCACATCCAGCGTGCTAACAAGGAAAAATTCGCCGACATCGCCAAACTTGAAGGGCTTTCCGTAACAGGATTACTTAACCTTTTAATCACCGATTATATATCCGGCAAGGTAGATAGACTTAAACAGGCGGCAAGGAAAAAGACGGGCAGGGGGAATACCAACCTAGACGAAATAGACAAAGCCAAAGCGTTTTTCAGGCGGGAACACCCCAGACCCATAAGGAAAGTGGAGCTTGCTAAAGCGGTGGGCTGTTCGCAGGCGAGGGCTTTAATAATCCTGAACATACTGTCAGGCGTAAGTAACGACAAGGAAAAAGACGGCGCGGAATTTGTATCTAAAGATTTTCTGGTAGGTGAGAATGATGATACCCGTCCCACAACATACTTTGTCGCAAAGGATAAGGAATTAGGAATTAATCTATAGGGGGAATAATGAAATATGTAATTATTGGGATATTGATAAGCATTATAGCGTCAATAATCGTAACTGCTTACGATGAAATCAGGCAAAAAAGACACCGTGATTCCATTGACAGGCTTGAAACGGTTATAAAACTTAATGAAATGAACAGGGACGGAGAATTAGAAGAATGGATTTTTGATTATGTGGCGAAAGACGATCCGTTTTTACAGTCGTTAAAAAGCAAGTATTTTGATAAGGAAACGGGCATAGAGCCATAAGGGGGAGAGAATGAAAAGGTATTTTGTATCATATATGTATAAGACAAAAAACGGCACGGGCTATGCGTTTGCTGGCGTAGACCGCAAGAAAGGCATATTTTCTAGTCAGGATATAATCAGCGTTAGAGACTGTCTCAAAGGCGTTATTAAGAACGATCTAAAAATAGATGACGATATAAACGTCGTTATCTTAAACTGGCGCAAGTACGATTTTTCCCTGTCCTTATGGATAAAAGATATTTTCAATAAAATCAGGGGGAGAAAATGACAGAGATTGAACAAGTAAGAGATTTTATCAAGAAACAGGCGGATATTCTTAAAATTGTCCCTGTCAAAAGGAATCTTATACTTTGTAAAGAGGGGATAGGAAATGATATTGGCGAGTATTTCGGCATAGACAGCGGCGAATTTAACAAACCGTTTTACTATAGGCGTATAGACATAAGCGCAAGAGAAGAGACGGTTCTTTATTTATCGGTTTCCCATGCAGAAAAGATATACCAGTTTCTAAAAGAGATTTTTGAATAGGATGGACAAAATGAAAAGAATTTTGTTAGTTATTCTTATTTCTTTTACCGCCATAATGATATTAAAATATCTTGACGTATTCACCTATGCCGGTTATGTAACAGGCGCGTTAGTTGGCGTAATTTCAATGATGATACTAGATTATAAATTATAGGAGTGCAAAATGACAAAAATTGAACAATGGCAGGAATGGGCAAAACAGCATTATGACTTACAGGAAAAATTAGCAGATACGAAACTGGACTTATATTTTAATAGCTCGGATACCGAAAATTTCGGATACATTAAATATGAGCCAGACGGGAATAGAATAATTATCCATGTCAAAGGTCAAGATGAGGTTTATATTTCCGTCCATGCCGGGAAAGAATTACTGTCCGTCTTGAAACAGCTATAAGAACAGCCTTGAAACTGGTTATATAAAGTGGTAGGATAAAAAAAAGGGAGAATAAATAATGGCTGAATACTACCCAAACGAAATTAACAGAGAGTGTGAATACCATGATCCAAAAATATGTAATCCTAATAATTATTGGGTAGGTTGCGCAAAAAAATCTTTTAGAGATGCTGGTGAATGTCATCATTTCAGGGATTTCAAATTAGAAGAGTATATAAAATTAAAAAAGTCCAATGAATCTACAAAACACTCCGATGCCCGTACAGGGTAAACGGAGCGTGTACGGAAGAATAACTACAAAAGCCTTTATGGAGCCGTCCTTCTGGGCGGCTTTTTTTATGCCCTAAATATCGTTTAATCCCCCACTGCTCCCTTAAACTGCCCCTAGCGCGGTTTTAGGGTGCCTTCGGGCAACGGGCTTTTAACCCGCCTCCTGCCCCGAGACCGCGCTATTTTAGATATTGTTAATTTATCGAGGTTTTATAAAGTAATTCTTAATGAGAGGTATTTATGGCGTATTGGATTGAAAATATCGAAACCATTACAAGGTTCGGCGGCGACGACAACAGAGGGAGGGGCGGATATTCCCCCGTGTCATACGGGGCTGACAATCTTTCCGACATTGCTTCACTTCCCACATACAGCGGGCAAAACGCAGGATCAAGCGTATTAGTCTTGGAAGACGGCAGTTTTCACAAGTTAGGCACTATCCCTTCAAGAGGGATTAACGGGTGGGTGAAATTATGACGGGAGAGGAAGCGTTAGCACTATCAAAAAAATACGCGCAAAGCCTTGCGTTAGGCGGAGCTACCCCGATACCCGGCCCCCCCGGCTCAAACGGGCGCGAAGTCCAGATACAGAACAACGGCACATATATTCAATGGCGGTATGTCGGAGACCCGTCATGGATTAACATAGTCGCCCTTTCCGACTTAAAAGGTCAAGACGGTACAGATGGGCAAAACGGACAGGACGGCACTAACGGGCAAGATGGAGCCAATGGACAGGACGGTCAAGACGGAGCCGATGGGCAAGACGGGCAAACGCCTCAATTCCAAATGTCAGGCAATACCCTGCAATACAAATTCCCCTCGCAAAACTCATGGACGGATTTATTCACTTTCCCCGCTGGCGGCGGCGGAGAAGTTGATCCAGCAGATTTAATCTCCGAAGACCAAAACAACGCCCTCACATTGGGCAATGATGACAAGTTATTTGTACCTAACAGCGCGGGCGGCTACTCTCCCCCTCAAGGCGGGATACCGAGGGAAGATTTGTCTCAGGGCGTACAGGACAGCCTTGACAAAGCTGATTCCGCGTTACAGCAAGGCGATTTACCCGTCCCCGCCGACCTTATATCTTCCGACGCGGGCAATATCATCCAAACAGGAACGGACGGCAAACTTTTTGCGGCGGCGGACGATGCGATAAATTTCCCCGTTCCCGCCTATCCCGACGCAATAAGTATTTTGTCGTGGATAAATGTTACTACAGAGGGTACGGTTACCGCCCCCCGTGACGGTTTTATACACCGCCATTCCAAAGTAGAGGGGGCTACCTATTTCGGCGCGAGATTGACTATCAACGGGGCAGACCCCGACACTTACCGCCTTAACCAGCAATCTCTTGGGGCGGCTTACGCTTACGAAAATACCAGCCCTTTATACCCCGTAAAGCAGGGAGATGTTATAACGACGCAAGTGTGGACTGACAACGTGGGCGTTCTTAAAGCGAATGACATTCTGTTCCATGAGATAGACTATATCGGGCAGGCTGAATTGCCAAACGGCGGCTGGCAACGCACCCAGTTGGCGCAGGACGTTCAAGACACATTGAATTTGGCAGACGATGTTATTCCAAGCGCGGCAAGTGATACAAACCAACTTATAGATTATCAAACATTTGCTAATGGATTGAATGAAATGCAAACACGGCAAGTCACACCGACTGCCGCCGCTGACGTTCCGTTCGCTAGTTTGGCAGTATTAAATGATGACCCCGCACCCGATTTTTATTATCGTGGCAGCCCTACAACGGCGACTATAAATGATACCGCGAGTTATACGAGTGCTGATGGTACAAAAGAGGGTTTAGCACGCTACAACGGTGAAACATGGGCGCACAAAATATGGTACAACTCTATTTTAACACCTGCACAAGAAGCAGCATTGAATAGCGATATTACAAGCACGTTAGTTAATAAATTGACTAACCTACCTAATAACAATCAAATTCAACAAATATGGACAAGCACCGCAGCGAGAGACTTTGTACAAGGGACTGCACCATGGGTAGGAAGCACACAAGACTTCCTTAATAACTATGTAAACAATCGAACACATTTTAGTTCTATCACTTTGAGATTTACGCAACAAAATGGTAGCGCAGGCGCGGTTAATGAATTTCATATCATGAATGTGAATTTCCGTGGCACAGCATCATTATACATTTATGGTATAGATAGAGATACACCAATCGCGTATGCTCTTTATTTATCCAACGTGCGTAATTTTAACGGGAATATAAATAATGTAAATATAGCGAATGCGGTGCAAACAAGCAGTAGCGGTTTGATTATTTTAAATAACTGCTATATCGGGTCTACTTTTAGAACGATAAATACTACTATTTCCGTAGGCACTGGCACAAATGGAACTGGAACACCTGCCGCGTTTATAGACCGTAATTCGTCTTTTGTAATGAGCCCAAACAGCACATTTAACTTCGGCGGAGCAGTATCATTCCAAAACGGAACACAAGTATTTATTGACCCAACGGCAACATTGACTTATGGAAGTCTTACAGTAGATAGAGCAACGATTGTTGACGGGCGTGCAACAAATAACATATCAACTGTTGCGACCGCTGCGCAAGGTGCGAAAGCCGACAACGCCCAGCCCGCAATTCCCGCAAGCACGAATGGGTATATAGCGACACATAGCGGAACGGCAGGAACATTCGGCACGCCGATAGACCCTGCAACGCTTGTGAAAAAGAATGAGGTGCCGACATCGCCGCACTTATGGGCATTGAATACAGAGGTTAATTTAGGCGACGGCAGTTATGGCAGGCGGTTTGCGGGAAACATTACCGCCTCCGCAAACTCAACCAATACGCTTACCTTAATAGACGATTTTGGCTACAATGGTTGGAACATTGTTGACATGGGCGGCTGGGTACAAATGAGCCAATACTACCGCATACCGATAAACGCGCAATCATATCAAGCGGGCAACCCGGTATTATCCATATCCGCCACATCGCAAGTAACGGTCGATATAAACGGCGACCTGTACTTCCAATCGTGGAACAATGAGGCAAGAGCCATGCTACCTTATGAAATATGGGTAAGATACCGTAAATAACATTTAGCCGCCACGGCGAAAAGGAAGAAAGAAAAAACTTTCCCATTCCCTCAAATAATCCTTGACACCAATAGGGAAAAATACCTGAAATTCGCGTGAATTTGTCTTGACAAAAAATAAAAAAGCGAAAAAACCTCTTTTTATATTGTTTAATTTTTTTAGCTTGTTAATCTGTTGACAAAACCAGCGCATAAGCCTCCGTGGGAGCGGCGCACGTCTAGGACAGGTTGATCTTGTTTTCACGCAAGGCGTAAAAAGTCTAGGACTGGAAACAATTAAGGAGCGTTTTATGGCGATGAATGAGGAATTTTTGACAGGCATTTTCGAGGGCATCGAGAATCCGGCGGATCGGATACAGAAAGTCCTGAAAGAGTACGAAACGGACATAACCGGCCTGAAGGTGAAAAACAACGAGATACTCGGCAAGAATAAGGAGTACAAAGAGAATCTGGACAAATTATCCGCTGAATTTGGCACCAAAGAGGCCGAGTACAAGAAACAGCTTGAGGAGCTTGACAAGCAGATCAAGTCTTCCGGAAAAGACGAACTGAAAAGCTACTATGACGCTGAGCTTAAAAAGGTCCAGGGGGTCTATCAGTCCCAACTGGAGGAAGTCAACAAAAAAGCCTCCACCGTCGAAGCGGAAAATGCCCGGATTTTCGGGGAGTACCTCGATATTCTGCGGAGCGTCGAGTTTGAAAAGGCCGCCGAGAAGATCAACAACCTCGACCAGACTAAAAAAGCCATATTGCGCGACGTGTTTTTTAAGAGAAACGACTTTGAATTCAAGGAAGTTGACGGGATCAAGAAGTTCCTCAACAAGGGGAACTTCAGGGACGTTAACGATTCCTTGCAGTCGTTCATCGGCACGGATGAGGGAAAGTTTTTCCTTCTTGCCAACGGAACGGGGGGCGGGGCTTCAGGCTCAGGCTCCAAAATATCAAGCACGAACAACCCCTATAAAAAAGAGACGTTTAACCTGACCGAACAGATGAGGCTGGAGAAAGAAAAGCCCGAACTGGCGGCACAGTTAAAAGCCCAAGCGGGTGTTAAATAGGAGTATTTTATGAAAGATTTACTTAAAAAAATCCACTTGCAGTGGTTCGCGGACACCACGGGAGTTACCAAACTTTCGGACGTAATAGTCCCGGAAAGATTCATGAATTATGTGCTCCAGCGCACGGCTGAATTGTCGGCTATCAGGAGATCGGGCATCTTGGGGGCTATCCCCAATATCACCGTACCCGTGGGCGGGGCGACAATCAACCTTCCTTTCTGGAACGATATTAGCGGCGATGACGAGGTATGGACTACCGGTACGGAGACCGTACCCGACAAGATAACCACCGCGAAGGAAATCGCTGTTATCTTGACCAGAATCAAGTCGTGGGGCGCGGAAGACCTCGCGGGGCTTTTCGCGGGGGACGATCCTATGCTGGCTATCGGAAACCTCGTGGCGGAATATTGGGCAAGGAAAGAACAGAAAATCCTGCTTTCTATCCTTGACGGAATTTTCGCCTCTACCGGAATGGCGGCAAATACCCTTGACGCTTCTTTCGAGTACCTTGACAACGGGCTGATGGTCGACGCCATCGCCAAACTTGGCGACGCAAGCCCGAAACTTACGGGATTGCTCACCCATTCTTCGGTGCAGTTTGACCTCGCGAAGAAAAAACTGCTTGACCCGAAACCCACGGAGCCGGGGACAAACACAGCCCCCGAATTCAGCTCTTACCTCGGAAGGAACGTAGTGATTGACGACGGCTCACCCAAAGCGGGCGACGTTTACACCACTTATTTCTTCGGGGCGGGCGCGATAGCTTACGCTGAAGGAACTCCGAAATACCCTGTTGAAATTCAGAGGGAAGGGACAAAATCCCTTGACATTCTGATCAACCGCAGGCAGATGATAATGCACCCCAGAGGGTTCAAGTGGACGGGATCGGCGGTGAAAGACACGCCGAATAACACCGAACTGGCGACGGGCGCGAATTGGGCGAAAGTTTTTGAAAACAAGAACATTCCCATAGTAGCCCTCAAGTGCAAAATCGGCACACCGTAAATCGTAAAGCCGCGCCCCTCTGTTAGATGGGAGACAAAACCAGCGAAGGAGGCAAGACATGAAAAAACTGCTTGCTTTTTTAATTTTGCTTATGGTAGGCATGGCGTTATTTGCCATGCCTGTTATCGGGGTAACCGATACCGTGAGCGCAAATACGGTTGAGCGCGTCCAATTTGTGGGCAGGCTTGAAACCGTTACGGATATTTCCCCTGTCGTACAGGCGGAAAATTCACCCGTTGATAAAATTAATATTCAGGTATCAACCGTAAATGATCATCTTTTTACGGCAACCAGCACCGTCATTTGCCTATATAGGCAGGAGGCATACCCCCTATATGGGTACTCTAAAACCGAGACTTCGGCGGCAAATAGATATATACGATTAGCCATTGAAGGCTTGCCTTGACAAATAACGCGCCCTCTTTAACTAGGGGGCGCAAATTTAGGGGGAGAAATGAAAAAAGAATTAAAGCCCTGCCCGTTTTGCGGAAGCAATACGGCAACAATCTTAAAAAACGACGATCTTGGGGGCGCGACATTATATTCAGTTGCTTGCGGGAGCGTGGACTGCGATATGATTGTACATACGGGACAGACTACAAGAGAAAAAGCAATCGCGGCATGGAACAAAAGGAAACACAAGTGGTTTACCTAACCTTTAACACCTACAGGGAAATGGGCGGCAAATTAAAAGAGCCTGAATTCACCCGCGCCGAGATGAACGCCGCCATGCTTATAGACAAATTAACCCGCAACCGTTTGCAGAAACTAGAAGCGGGCGATCCTATATGGATAAAGGTCAAGTTTTTAACTCTTGAGCTTATCGAGAGGGGCTACATGGGCAACCTGAACGGCGGCGACGTAACCAGCGAAAGCAACGACGGGAGATCGAGGTCTTATGAGAGCAGGGACGGCAGGGCTGAGGAATTAATCAGGACGTACCTGTCATCTTTAATCGGCGGCAGTATGACGACCGCGCCTGTTGTTAGGACGTAGATGAATACATAAAGGTAAATAAATGATTGAAGAATTAATGGCAAAGGTAAAAATGTATTATGCCTGCCTGCTCTTAAAACTTTCAAAAACACACCTTGCTATATACACGGATACAGGCGAGGTTATAGTTGAAGAAAAATCAGTTTTGGAATTAATGAAAGAGGAGGGGGAAATATGCTTTTAGCAATAGAATTAATAACTGTTTTTTGTGGGATACCTCTTATATGTTTCATAATTGGCATTTCTATTTATAACAAGCGCATTGATGAAATTAATGCGGCTGGGGGATTTGAACAAACAACAACTTATTATAGCAATGGAACTGTAAAAACAGTAAATAAAATTGGCGGCAAAATATTGGAGTTAAAATAAACCATGTCGGGATTGTTTCAAGATACGATTACGATTATGAATAAATACACGAAAACGCCTACTAATTGGGCTGGGGGTTTGCCGCCTAGTAATACTATCGCCTATACCCGTACAAAAATATCAAACGTAATGTGGAAAGACAACGTGCACACCAATTCTGCCAGCGACGGGAAATCCTTTATTGACAAGACGGTGTCCCTTACTATCCCCCTTGACGAAATGGAAACGGACAAAACCTTCGTAAAGCCCGAAAACTTCACGGGCAACGCCGAAGAATGGACGCTTAAAGTAGGCGACATTATCGTATTCGGGGAGTGTGATAAGGAAATAACTACTGGTTATACGACCGACAATTTAAGGAGAGATTATAAAACAGCCGAGATTAAAGCCGTATCCGACAGCACGGGGCAAGACGTGTTGCCGAAGTGGAGTATTGAGGGGATATAGAATGAGCGATAGTTTTACCCAGAAGGAAAGAGACGAATTCTTAGAAGAAATGGGAATAATAAATAAAGATGAATTTGAAAAAAGGAAAAAGAGCGTATTGGAAGATATTACAAGGCTAGTGATATTTGATGACGCAGTTGGTGGCTTAATTAACTTACATGCTATAGAAAGCGTTATGAATATAGTAAAATGGAATAGCAGGGGTATAGAATGAGCGTCTATGAAAGCGTAACCCAATGGCTTAATTCAATTCTGCTGGAATTAAAAGACGAATTCCCCCATCCGTTCACGATCCTTGAGCCGGATCGCATCCCCCTGCCCGAAGATTACCCCAGAAGCGAGGGCTTTCCCGACTTCACGGCTGGAGGAATTTTTTCAAGTCCCAACGATATGGCAACCACTTTAATTGGCGGGCAGGTAAAACACACGAAATTCAAGTCAATTTATATCCGTAAAAAGTTTAAGCTGGTAGATTCTCGGATAGATAATGAAAAGTTTTTTGAACGGCTGGCGAAAAAAATCAGGGACAGAAACCTTGACGGTAAAATGCCCGTTGATGGGCGCGACTGGAAAGAAATATCCGTAAATTCGGGCTGGTATCCGGCGCAGAGAGATTCGGCGGAAGAATTTGCCGATTACCTCGTTAATTTACGGCTGGTTTATGTGGAATAGGTTTTTTTGGGTCTGCCGCCTTTTGAAACCGTCTTTATAGCGTCAAGTGAGCTTTCAGGGTATATAGCTTGCCTAGTAAGCGGTTCTATTCCTAGAGCATGGAGACGCTGGTAAACCGCCCTTTCGCTTATTTTTAGCTTTTTGGCAAGTTCTTGAATGGTAAAACCTGTCATGTTCATATATCGGCATTTTACTTGAAAACCTTAAATAATTCAAGATATATTTATCTTTAGTTATTGACAAACCATAGATAAAATTGTATGATGTTTTCAAGAGGTAACTATTGGATACAATAAAAGTACAATACCAATGGCAGAAAGAATCGGAGAAATTGGAACTTCTACGCATGGCTTAAAAGCAAAAATCATAGAATATGGCAATGCTGATAATATAGTTGTTCAATTCGAAAACGGGGTAAAAAGGAAAACCACATATTTGAAATTCAAAAGGGGTTATATAAAATGTCCTATGATATATAAACCAATAGGCGATTATATCGAATGTGAAAACCCTAATATAGGATTGAAATTCCTAATTGACAAAGAAGAATTAAACAAAATAGAAAAATATAATTTCTGGAGTATATCAAAAGGCAGTGTAGTAAATAACCGTAATAATAATCGTATAGCATTGCATAGGTTAATTAAAAATTGCCCAAAAGATAAAGTAGTAGACCATATAAACGGCAATACTTTAGATAATCGAAAATGCAATTTAAGAATATGTACACAAGCTGAGAATTCAAAAAACAAAAGGATTAATAAAAACAATACAAGTGGTTATAAAGGCGTTTTTTATTATAAGAGGTATAATAAATGGACATCTATAATAATGGTAAATGGGAAGAAAAAGGGGCTTGGCTATTTTGACACACCTGAAGAAGCCTACGCCGCCTACTGTAAAGCGGCTAAAGAATTACATGGTGAATTTGCCAATACTGGTTAATCTAAAATTAATTTACATAGAATAGCCCAAATATATTGTTAAAATACCCCTGTTTGTTACCCTGTTCTTAATCAATCGCCAGATTGAAAACTATTAATAGGAGTAATTATCATGGGCCAAATTTGGAACGCGGACTTTACAAAAACAGTCCCCGAAGGCGCGGCGGGAAATCAGGCGCAAAAGGGCATTTTCTTTGACGACGACAGAGGAATTACCCAGCGTCTGACAGAAGCGGAAGGGCATGAAATAGGAATGAATCCCGAAACCGTAGAGAGGAATCCTATAGGGCAGGAATCCCCGTCTACTGAAATCAGGAGCTACCACATGACAATCGACAAAGACATCATAATCAAAAAGGGAGAGCCCAATTATGAATTCTTCGCCCAATTTATGAGGCACCGCCCGACAGGGGATAATGCTAAATTAAAGGTTTACCTTGTTGACTTCCGTATTGAAGAAATCGGCGAAAAGCATAACAGGTATTACGCCGAAGCTATGATGATGACCGTAACCGTAAACTCAATCAATGAGACGGACGGTATACTTTCCGTGAACTTCGCTCAGGACGGAGATTATACAATCGGCGTTATGGGAAGAACGGATAATAGCACATCGGATGATGATTCAACCTTTACTTACGGTTTTACTTCATCGAGGCAGATCGCCGTAACATTGATCAAGACCAGCAGGGAAACAGTAGAAATTCCCGTAGGCGGTCAGGCGAGAGTGGCGGTGTCATTCTCACCTCTTGGCTGTCCTTATGACTTTATGATTGAGACCGATGATAAAGCGATCGCTGTAGGCAACAGGTGGAATCAGTCCGTAGACATTAAAGGACGCGGAGAGGGAGCCGCTAAAATAACCGTTATCAGCACGGCGGACTTAACAAAGAAAACCGCGATAACCGTAAATGTCGGGAATGTCGTAACGCCAAATCCCGATCCAACACCTGACCCCGATCCTGAACCAATACCCGTAACAGGAATCTCATTGAACGTAGACACGCTGGAATTGGAAGTTGACGATACTGAACAGCTTATCGCTGCCATAGAACCATCGGACGCGACAAACAAGAACGTAACATGGGAATCTGACGATACCGATGTGGCGACCGTAGACCAGTCCGGCAATGTGATTGCGATAGCGGTTGGCACGGCGACAATTACCGTAACAACCGAAGACGGCGGTTTTGAAGCCGAATGCGAAGTTACGGTGAGTTAAGGGATATGATCTCTCTTGACAAAGCCGACAGGTCAAGACAAAAATCCGTGTGGATAGACGGTGAGGAATATCTTATCCGCACGGAATTTTTTATCTGGTTGGCTTTCGGCAAAAGGCTTGAATCTCTTGAAGGCGGTTTTCCTGTTGACGAATTGAAGTCTTACTTTATTATTCAGGAAGAAGGCGATAAAGTTTACAGCCTGCCTGAAAATTACGATTCGGCTTATGAAGAATTGGTAAAATTTTATGTTAATAAACAGCCCCTGCCTAAAGACACCGGAAAGGAAAACAGGAAACTTATTGATTGGGACGTTGATTCAGAAAGAATTTATTGCGCTTTTTTGGAAAGATATAACATCAACCTGATAACTACGGACTTACACTGGCACGACTTTTTAGCTTTATATTACAATTTATTCTGGACGTTAAAGGACGTAATAGGAGCTAGGCAGTACGAAAAACCGACTAAGAAGAAGCAAAAAGAAATCGACGCTGAATTAGAAGCCGCAAATTTACAAAACAGGAATATGTGGGAACTGGAAGTTGAAAAGAAAGAAGCGTTTAAGATGAGGTAAATGGCGGGCGTAATCCTCTTTTTACGGCTTCTTTGTTCATTAATTTATAATACCCTTCTTTATCTAATCCATGCCTGAATAACCAATTAGAAAAAGCGGCAAGATGTAAATTTTTAGCGGCTTCATCTATTTCATCAAACGAACAATTAGTAAGGGCATAATCCAATCTTTCTTTACAGGCGACTACGGCGTTATATTTATATCTAACTTGGTCTTTATCAAAGATAGTTTCGGTAAGTTTATTTGTCGGGTCTTCTATTTCACCCATAGAAATAGAATTTAAAAGAGAGTCTATTTCCTGTTGGGTCATTTGTTCCTGAGACATAGGTAAATATTAATTAGCAGGGAATTAATTAACGATATATAGGTATTATTTAAGGAGCTTAATTAACGGAAAAGAAAGAAGCGTTTAAGATGAGGTAAAATGGAAGGCGACGTAGATAAAACTTGACGCTGTAAAAATTAAGCGTTATTATATAAACATGGTTGATTTAATGATTATAAATATAGCCCTTAGAATTATATTAGCTGTCATTATAATAATATTGGCAATAGCCAATTTAAAAGACTTGTCAAGTTTATAAGACTACCCTGATAGTCTTGTTTAATCCCCTTTATCCGTTACCCTTAAATTATGACCAAAGCCAAAGTAAAGGTAAAAGTAAACGTAGCCGTAAAAAAGAAACTGTTAGCCGCCTACAGCGCGGGCAGTAACTTACAGAAATATATAGATATGTCCGTCGCCAGACATTCAGACAAATACGCGCCTTCGGACACTACGGCTTTAAGAAAGAGCGTTTTTATAAATTCCCATTTTGGAAGCGGGCAATTAATCTACTCCATTTACGGAAACCCCAACGGCAGAAACACATGGAACGATGACACTTCGCATTTTCAAGATAGACCAATTAGGGGTTCACGGTGGGTTCAAAGATGGTGGAACGGCGGCGGCAAGGAAGTTTTAGCTAGAGAAATAAAAAGGTTTATAGGAGGTTAATTATGAAGAATATTAAAATTACATTTTTAGATGTTGTTTTATTTTCGCTGGGATTACTTACTTTACTCAGTTTTCTATTATTAGAGGCAAAAGAAATTTTATTATACCGATTATCTTTTTTGAAAACCACCCCATTATTTAATCTTCTCTAATTTCTTTTTAGCATTATCAATTCTTTTATCCCAATCGCCATTCCATTTTTCAGATTTTGCCTGCTTGCATAAATCAATTACTTCTTGATATTTACCTTGCTTATGTAAAATAATAGCTAATTGCTCATATCCCAGATGTGAAGCACCTTTAATTATTTTATCGGTAGCTATTACATCTTTTGCTATAGCAATCATTTTTCTACAACTTTCAATAGCTTTGTCGAGTGCATTGTCTATCTTATCCCTATTTTTATAATATATTTTTATTTTTGCTATATAATAAAAATGCAAAAAACTATAATTTGTCAATAAATCTTTATTGCTATCAATGGCTTCAAATATCTTTACGCATACCGGAAAATCATTTACATAGTCAAAACCTGTTAATAGGCTAGAAAAGTACTCATAAGGATTATCACATTTTAACAAATGCTCTTTAAGTGTATTTTCTCCACTTAAAGTATATTTTGCGTTTGCACCCAATTCATAATATACCCTTCGTTTGATATTATATATCTCTTCCAATTTAATTTTTTCAATTTCAGTCATGTTGTTAATAGTGTTAATTAATATATCTACATTTTTCATTGTTCTATCCTTTTAACTTTTGCATTCTTTCTCATATCTGCTATTTCTTTTTTAGTTTTTTCATGGGTTAGAATTAAATACATCAACATTTCAGCCTTAAACTTTACATTAGTTATAAGTACAGGGATAGATATTTCTTGATCTATCAATGAAGTGTTTGCGTAAATAGTAGAATTGAAGCGTTTTAATTTACTTATTACTTCATCAGTAAAGTAGTTTTTTAAGTCAACGTAATCAATCCCAGCTTTTTCTTTTATTACGTCTTTAAGGCATTTTTCAAAAATATCAGGATTATTTTTTATATAGGTTGTTTTATTGAACAAAACTGTTTTCGCAAATCTCATTATATCTTTAGCCGTAAAAGGCACGTTAAAACTATAATAGCTCATTAATAAAAGATTTTCATTAAAGTTAAATTCATATTCCTTGTCTAGGGATTTTATAAATAACGGTATATACTCACCCTTACCCTTCCATAAAGCGGATAATATTAAAGCGTTGCCGGAATAATATTGAAAAGATTTATTTTTATGTACATCTCTTAATTTTAAAATTACATTAAAAGCTGAATGAAAATCACCGTGTAATAAATGCCTTTCAAGACCGTAATAAAGAATAAATACATATCCTATATCTATTTTGTCATTATAAGGATTATTTAATAATTTTAAGTAAATCCATCTTTGCTCAGGGGTTAAACCTATATATTGCGGATAATAAGGCGGTCGGGGGATCAAGACTTCATCAACGGGCTGTTTTATTGGCATATTCATTAAAATTAAACTTGGTTCTATATCCGAGCCGCCATGATATGAAATTCTAATCCTATAACCGCCTATCTCATAATATTCACCCTCAGATGACATTTGGGCTTTAGTGATATTTTTATATATCCCGTCTCCAAACCACAAGAGAGATTTTATATCATCATGAACCTTATAATCCTCTACATAAATATCTGGTAAGTTGGAATTAGATATAATATCAGGCATTATTTTACTCTTATAGCTTTAGTTTCCAAAATCTCTTTTAATTCTTTAAGCAAGCCCTGTAAGTCTTTTTTCTTAGCCTTGTCATTTTCAGATTTAATTTGTTCTTTTAATTTTTTAGCTTCTACCTTAGCTTAATATAAAGTTAGGTGCTTGCTTCTAATTTCTATACCCTTTTCATTTTCCTGTAATAAATCGGCAAGCTCTTTTTTAGAATGTGAAGGCTCAGATATTCCGACAAAAAATGGCATAGCTATGTGTTTACATTCTCCTTCACCTATTGGTATCGTTATTTTATGTTTTGCCCCGTCTACATCTATAGCAGGTTTTCCTTCTTGAAGTTTCTCAAATTCTTTATTGGTAAAAATACAGCCTTGAACTTTAGCGTGTATGTCTTACGGGGCTCTATGCGCTGAGATTTCCCAGCCTTCCGTATTTTTATTCATTCTTTAATTTTAAGATCAATTTTTGAAATTAAATAATCGTTGTTTTCAAAGCATTTCTTAACCGTTATGATTATAAACCCGCCAACAACGAATATAGAAGCGCAAACAAATCCCAGATACTGGACTGTTTGTTGAACCGCTGAATTAGTGCCTGTAAAGAAATTAATACCAAAAATGACTATTCCGATAATTATAGAAATAACGCCTAAAGCCATAATTTTCTCCTTTTTCACAAATTATAATCCAATCAAATATGCCTGTCAAATATTGTTAAAAATTCTCTTTTTTGTAGGATTAAAATATGGCTGAAAATGTATTTGACATAGGCGTAGGAACGGAAATAGAGAATAAAAACCTCAAAAAAGGGCTTAATGACGCAAAAAAACAAGTAGACGGTTTTGCTAAAGACGCAAGCAAATCTTTAAGCGGTTTTGCTAGTGAAGCAAGTAAATCCCTTACAGGTATTGACTTTTCAAAACTTCTTGTCCCTACAGCCGTTGCCGGAGCTTCTATTGCCGCCCTTACTAAACTAAAAGGCGCACTTGACGATATGGCGGCGGCTTACAGGGTTCAGGAACAAGCCGAAGTAACCCTTAGAAACGCCGCGAAAAATAACCCTTATCTTAACGACAGAGCCGTAAAACAATTAAACCAATTTGCAAATGAAATGCAAAGAATAACAGGAATTGACAGCACCGCAATATTACAAACAGAAACACGCCTTGCCAGCTTGGGAAGAAACCAAGAACAGATACAAAAAATTGTCAAAACGGCAGCAGACATGGCGGCAAGCGGAGTAATGGGTTTTGATGAAGCAGTAACCGAATTAAATAATTCTCTTAATGGCATGGTCAGGACTTCCGGCAGACTATATCCCGAATTAAAGAATTTAAGCAAAGAAGCTCTTGCGTCAGGTGAAGCTATAGACATCATCGCTGGCAAGGTAGCTGGGAGCGCAGCGGAAGCGATGAAAACAGGGGCAGGAAGTGTAAAGGCTTATGAAAATGCAATAGGCGATTTAAAAAAAGAAATCGGTCGAGATTGGGAAAGAACAATCAGCGGCTGGAGAAATTTTATAACTAATTTTATTGAAAAAGTAGTTGAAGCAAGAAAAGAAGCTGAAGAATTACGGGGCGTGCTGCAAAGATTTAAAGACGGCACTGCTGATACAGCAGACGCTATAGAAAAATTAGATAAGATTACTCTACAAAATTTAAGAAACGAGCTTGAATTTTTGGAACAACAATATGAAGACACTTATAAAGTTTATGTAGACGGTGCATGGGTCGTTAGGGAAATAGAAGATGATTTACAAAGAATGGCAATGGAAAATATAGAAAGAAAAAGGAGAGAAATTAAACAAGAAGAACAAAAACAAGCAATGTTAACAAGAAGATTATCTTTAGAAAAAGATATTGAAGCCGCTGTCGCAAGAGCAAATCAAGCGGCTATTGAAGCTGATACATTAATAGCGCAGCAAGCTGCAAATAAAGCTATTCAAGCGCAAATAGAAGCAATCAAACTATTTAATCAAGGGCTTGAAAACGCCGCAGCTTCATATTTACAAATAGCGAATACAGCGGCGGCGGCAGCCGAAGCGGAAGCGGAAAGAGCTAAAAAACAAAGAGAGAATAACGAAAATATAGCCAAATGGCGTAAAGAATATGAAGAAAGCCTGAAACAACAAACCGCTGAAATATATAAACGCGCTGAATTAGAAGGTAAAGCTAAAGACAGTATTGAAGTACAAGACGCTTTACTGAAAATGAGAATGTCTGTATATGAAAATCTGCTCAGAGCGTCAAACGGATTATTGACCGGAGAATTGTCTTACGAGAAAGCGATTGAACAGACCATAATAAAAGAGCGGGAAAAATTCGAGCTTATAAAATTATCAGACGAAGAAAGAAGAAAACGCTTATCCGAACTTGCCAAGCAACAGGAAGAAACACAAAAAAAACTGGCTGAAATCCTAAAAGACGCTCAGGGAGACGCAAGAATATTAGAAGAAGAAAGAATACAAAAATATATATCCGACCTAAAACTTAAAAACGCCAAACAGGGAATAGAAGCGCAATACTCCCATGAATTAAGACTCCTTCTTGACCTTCAAAAAGAAAAAATAGATTTAATTAACGAAAATCACAATATCGCCCTTAACGCCCAAAAAGAATTGGAAGAAGAAGCGATAAAAGAAGCGAAAGGAAACGAGGCGTTAATTACTAAAATCAAGGAACAGGGCGAAAAAGAAAGGGCGGAAATAATCAGCAACTATAATAATTCAATCAACCAAATAAGAATTAATAACGCCGAAAGAGAAAAGGAAATAGAAAGACAAAAAATTGAAGCTATCAGACAAATGCACTTAGAACTATTTAAAGACATCGTATCAATGGCGCAAGAACACGTTAACGCTTTAGGTAACATAGCGAATTCAATATCCGCTATTTGGTCAAACAGCGTTGACAGGGAAACGGACGAAAAACTAAGAGCCAATAAAAAGATTGTTCAAAGCGATGAAGAAAGAGCGGCGAAAGAAAAAAGGATATTGATACAGGCCGCTTATGAAAAATACAAAGTAGAATTATTTAACTGGGTAACTAATACGACAATGGCAGCCGCTAACGCCGCAATGGCGGTTATTAACGCTCTTGCCACACAGCCGTTTATGCCTATGGGTCCGATAATGGCCGGTCTTGCCGCCGCAATGGGAGCGGCGCAGGTAGCCGCCGTTATTTCCGCAAGACCAAGACCGCCTACATTCCACACTGGCGGCGTAGTTGAGGGAAAGGGCGAGCAGAAAGCGGTTTTAATGGGCGGCGAAGTAGTCCAGACCCAGAGACAATTCCAAAACACCATGCAGGCAATAGGAAATTTGGCAACCGCCAAAATGGGCGGAGGTACTAACCTGATAGTGAACGTGGAAAATAACGCCGCGAATATGGTAACGACTACACAAAGCATAGATACTGACGGGTTAAGAATTGTCGTTGAGCAGATAACCGCTGACGCTTTAAGCAAGGGCAGATTGGACGATTCTTTAGCCATGCAAAACGCACACGCTAACGGGGGGATAGTCTTATGATTAATTGGAATCCTTTAGTAAATACAAGATTCAGCCTTGAAGATGAATTTGGTCTTGAAGACGGGTATATAGAAGAACTGACGTTTGAGAGCGGCAAAAAAAGAACCTTCTTAAAAAATTCTTTTGTTCCTAGAGTTATACCTTCATTAAATCTCCTGTTAGACAACAAGAGATTATTTGATGAGAAAACAGAATTTGAGGAATTTGAAAACTGGTTTAATAACGATTTAAGATACGGGGTACTTCCGTTTATTATTACAAGATTGGGATTTAAAAGAAAGTTTGTTACAAAAACAGATGAAATGGGCATATACAGATTTCTTCCTAATTCCGTTAAATACGATAAGTTTGACGGGAAAGTTTTAGTACTGTTCGGGCTTGAGGAAGAAGGCGTAATTGCTGAGATTGAATATGTTTTCCTTGTTACGAATAAAAAAGAATTAATTTTAACAAACAATGGAAAATTTATTGCCGTAGATATTGTTTAAAGGAAATAAAAACATAAAGTTATTTTAAGAGGATATATATGGAAATAACCACAATAGATCAATTACCGGAAGTTACAGATCTCAATGATAACGACAGAATGATTGTCAATCAGAGGGACACCAGCAGAGCTAATTTAAACAAAGTTAAAGAATATATGCAAGGCGATCTACCTGAAAGAATAGACAACGCTATCAGTGAAGTTAAAGAATATACAGATCAATTACTCTCAGGCAGAAACGAATGGCTTGCGCCTGTAAATACCGTGTCTCAATTAAAAACAACAGAATTAGACAACAAAATAAATTACCTGTGTAAAGTGGTAGCCGATCCCGTACAAAGCGGGGTTTATCAGGCTGTCGCTGGCTGGACTGCTTCACCCCACTGGTCATTGTTTGATGATACGGTTGATCTGGTAAATGAGCAAGAATTAAAGGCTGGAATAAGCGGCCACAATACAAGCGATTCCGCTCATCTTGATATAAGACACGCTATTGAAGATGAAGCGTGTTTAAGAGAGGAAGCGGTAAGCTATGAAGCCGCCAATAGAGATAACGCTATTAACGCGCATAACGTGAGTGTTACTTCCCATATAGACATACGGGATATAATTAACAACCACATTGAACAAAATGTCATGTCTCAAAACGGCGTACATGGTCTTCGGTATTACGAAGAGGTTTTACAAGCATTTAACGGCAGGGAATGGATTAATATCGCAATCGGAGAACTTCCTCCACCCCCTCCAATTACCGGACAGTTCACTATCGAAGATGGTGTTTTATTAAATAATACATCTTTCGGCTCAGTGGCGCCAAACGGAGTTGCTAATACATTATCGTTTAATCCTGGATTAGCAACTGTAACAGAAGAAACTTTAAATCTTTTATAAGGAGAAAAGATCATGGGAAATGTAAACAAAATTATGCTTGATGGTAATTTTTATGATATTGAAGATACCCAAGCGAGGGTTAAGGCTGATGCCGCAATACAAGCGGCATCAAATCCGGTAAATGAGCCGTTTCTTGTAGCAAGCGCAAAGCGTAGGCTCACAATAAAGGGCGGTACAAAAATCATGCTCGGTTCAGACCTATTTTTCCCGCGCGAAGATGTGGAGTTAAATATCCCAAGCATACTAGACACCGGAAGTCTTGCAAACGGTAAAAATTATTATTTGCATCTTATTGAAGGCGGCGCAAACCTTGATATAGTGGCAAGTTTGAATAAAAACGCTCCCGTAGGGCTTAATCCGGCTGATGTTAAACTCATAGGCGGTCATCATACGTTATGCGTAAATGCCGGAACAGGAATGACCTATGTAATGGGCGGCGAAACAAAAGATCACCCGTTAAACGGTTTTGTCGCAAGCGACATATTGCCGTACACGGTTTGGTGCCTTAATCATCTGCCAATAAGCGAGCCGGAAGGGATGTTTTACGATCCCATGATGGATCATTGGGTTGACATATACCTGTTATCTGACAGCGGGTTCGCGACAAAATCAGCATACCAGGGCGCTATTACAAGAAACCGCCAGTATGTAGATTTTGTCGAAGATTTAATCTGCGTTAAAAAGCAATTGCTCAGCGATGAGGAATTTGCTTCCGCCGCTATGGGCAGCAATGAGAAAACAGCGGTCGCCGGAGCAAGCGAAGCCGGAGCGACAACAAACGGCGCAGGCGGCCGTGTAGACACCGCAAACCGCAGAATGATAAGCATATACGGCGCTGAGGAAATGTGCGGAAGCTTGTGGCAATGGTTAAGATCAACAGGCGGCGGCGGTGCTGTCGGTTCTATGAGAGGAGATACCGGGTCTGGCGTTCAAGGATGGATTTCCCCGACTACAAGCGGTTACGGACCTTATCCGCAGTCAGGAAACAAAGGTTCGTTTTGGGGTCTTGCCCTTGCCCTGCTGGCGGGTGGCGGTTGGAACAATGGCGCGTATTGCGGTTCGCGGTCGCACTCTGCGGATGATTCGCGTTCGGGTGTGGAGGCGAGGATCGGCGGTCGGGGGCGGAGCCGTCCCAAGCGGTTTATTTAGCTTAATAAGCGCCGATATGTTAGGCGTTTTTTAGGGGGTGTTGTGTTACAACCTCATTACCCTGCTGGCAGGTGGCAATTGGAACAATGGCGCGAATTGCAGTTCGCAGTCACGCAATGCGAATAATTCGCGGTCGAATGCGAATACGAATATCGGCAGTCAGGGGCGGATACGTGTAGGTGGGCGCAGGCCAACTCCACGGCTGGACACAATACCTTGTCGCTACGGCGGCAAAATACCAAACGGAGTAGTGGCATCGTTAGTAGGGAAACCGGAAGCGATGCCACTTTTAAGGATATTTAAATGAGACGGCACGGTAATTTATGGCAAGAAATAACTTCCCCTGAAAATATTCAAATAGCTTACAAAAAGGCTATCCTGGGTAAATCGAAAATGAGGAGTGTAATAAAGTTTAATAAAAACGTACAAGCTATGCTTGAAAGAATACGAATAAGCCTTATAGAAAGAACCTTCATAACTGCCAAATACACGGAAAAAACGGTATACGAACCTAAAAAAAGAATAATTTATGTACTGCCGTTTGCCCCGGACCGCATTGTACAACACTCACTTATGCGTGTAGTAGAACCGATATGGAGTAAGTTATTTATCCATGATTCCTATGCCTGTATAGTAGGAAAAGGAATACATAAAGGCAGCAAAAGGACAATGGAATTTGTTAGGCAAAATAATTATTGCCTGAAATGCGATGTTTCAAAGTTTTATCCTTCAGTAGACCAGGAAATTTTATTTAATATAATGTTGAAATTAAGCAAATGCGATGTTTTCCCGGTGACAAGGGGAGTGGATTTCCTGGGCTACCGGCATTTTGACAATTACATATTGCTGCGTAAAAGCACGACAAAGAGGGTCAGGCGCAGGATTCAGCAGTTGCCGTTGAAATACGCCAAAGGCCGGATAACGGCGGAACAATTCAGATCATCGGTGGGCAGTACCTGGGGATGGCTCAAACACGCGAATTGCCACAATCTCATGGTCAATATGGATTTTGAAAGAATGAGCCGGGAGGTAAAAAAGCTGGTATGAACAAGTTTTCAGATTTTGCCGATACTTCCGTCTCACCCATTATGGACGGCAAAAAGGCGGCAATTGATGAAATACTGGGGAAAGAAATTATTGTCCTGAAATATCGGATAAAGAATACAAAATACGCCGATGCAAAAAACCCGCAATGCCTTACGGTGCAATTTTCTTTTCCAGAGACACCTGATGACCACAGGGTGTTTTTCTCTGGATCAAGCATCCTCATGCGCCAGCTAGAGGACTATAAAGACAAGTTACCATTCACGTCTACTGTAAGACGTGTGGCAAAATACTTTACGTTTTCATAGGAGGAAAATTATGGTTTATTTGGTAAAAGACAGCGGTAAGGTTCGGGCTTTCTATTCGGAAAATGAAATGAAATCGGCAGGTTTTAAGAAAGCCGATCTCTCGGTATCCGAA